CTTCTTGAGTCATAATCGTGTTAGGTCCAACAACCTCGTCTTCACGTGCCTCAATAAGACTATCAAAGATAGAGCCTAGATCACCTTTACTTGAGATAGCTGCAGTATCTGAACCATCACTTAGTTTAGTTGTGATATTCTTAAATAGTTCTAGACCTGCAGGTGATGCAAGAATATCTGACTTAGTAATGCTTGCACCTGCAATAACCTCGCCCATAGTGTTACCTGTCTGAGCTAGATATGATGCAACACCTTCAGCAATTTTCTCAGGGTCTTTAGTCTCTTTCATTTCAGTTAAGAAATTACCTAGATTCGTAAAGTATTCTGAGTACTGACTACGTTCATCTTCAGATATTGTGTTAGGTATAGCTAGATCAATGATGCGTCGAGCTTCTGCTACACGAACTTCTAGAGCTTCAATGTCTGTTGTAGTAATAACTTCACCAGTATCACGCTTTAACTGAATAGACGCAATGATTGCAGTGTCTAAGTTCTGAATACGGTTCTCTACTACAGGTTTTAGTTTAGTGTACCACTGAGCCTTATCGTTTACATCTGCAGTTGTAGCCATAAGTTCTACAGCCGCTGCTTCTGATGCTTTATTCTGAGCGAACGTAGTGTGTTGTTCAGGAGTGTAACTAGGATTCAGAGTCTTAGAAGCTAGATACGCAGTAATAAACTTAGGGTCACGCTGCATAGCCTCATACTGTTCTTGTTCAGTAGTCTTAGAAAGATCAGAGAAGTCCATACCTGTCTTAGCTTTTAGTGTAGTATTATACTTAGCTAGATCACGGTAACCACCTGGAAGTTTAGCTGCAGCTTCTTGAACATGTTTATTATATTCAGAACGTCTTTTCTCAAAAGACATACCGCCATTGTAACCTGCCTTATCGTCTACTTCATCAATCTTCTTTATAAGATCGTCAATAGCACCTTGCTCACGAGCATCTGAGTACATATTGTATGCATTACCTGCGATACCAATGGCAGATTGTAGAGCACTAGCTTGTGTACGTTCAAGAGCCGCCTGACCTTCTACTGCCCTAGCTTGTGCGCCTAGTGACATTGCTTGAAAGTCTGACCTAATCTTTTCAGTGTTATCTACAACACCCTGTTGAGGGCGTTCAAACCCTATATCGAAAGATGTCTTAGGTGCAAATATATCTTGTGCCATATTAGTTTCCTAGTGTTGATGCTAGACGTTCAGCCATCGCAGTCCTATCATTCTTACGTAGTTTAAGAATTAGTTGTGGTAGTTCATCTTCTAGTGGAGTGATCAAGGCTTTACGTAAACCCATCTTAGTTATCTCTGATGCACCACTTAGATCAATACGTAGCTTCAAGGCTTCTAGTAGTTTGAAACCTTCCTCGTATTGTTGTGGATCACCTGATTTAATCATAGCATGAGCTTTATCTGCTAGTCGGTTAATGTCTCGACGTTCTTTACGTAGACTCTTATCATCATTGTAAATCTTAGACTTGACTGAGTAGAACTCTTGTACTTTCAGAGGACTAATACCTAATGCAACCATTAGAGCTTCAGTTGTAGTCATCTCACCAGGAACGGTAGCTCCTGTTTTACTACGATACAGACCGTTGTTCATAATACCGATAGCCTTTGCAGCACTATCAAGTGTTGTAATGTTACGGAATGTCTTGATTATGTCCTCTTTTACGAGTGTGCCATTACCGTCTGTAAGATTCAGGATACTATTCCAGATAGATGAAACAATATCTCCGCCGATCTGAGCAGATGGACCACCTACAACCTCTAGGAACTGACCCTCTTGAATCTTACGTAGTGTCTCACGTACTTGGCCCATTGGTGCAAGGCTTGTTGTAAGACCTGTACCTACACGTCCGTTCTCGTCTTTAAGCAATATATCCCCTACAGCTTCAAGAAGACCCCATTTCATAAATGTAAAGTATGCATTATCTGTAGATAAGTTTAGCTTCTCTGCAATGTAGTCTGCAGCATTAGCAAATCCGAAACCTGCAGCACCGTACATAGGTACAAGTACAGCACCTAACCTTGCACGTTCCATCCTAGTAAACTCTTTACCATTAAATAGAACCTCCATTGATCTTATAGTATGAGAAAGCCATTGTGTTGGTAGACGTAGTACACCCTGTTGCCAAGCTGAATTAGATATAGATGACATATGAAAGTTCAATGCATGGTCACGACGAGCGATCTGTCTACGAGCCTGTTCAGTCAGGATAGACGCACCTGGGTTCTTCGCCATGTACTCAAGGATAGCTGTATAAGTACCTGTCATACGTGCTAGTCGGTCACCTTCACGGAAAGGTATAAGACCTATCTCCATCCCCTTAGATGCAGTCTTACGTGTAGTTGCCCAAGCGTTAGCTAGTTTACTAGGTGTGTAGTCTTCACCTGCGAAACCAGAGATGCCACGACCATAACCAGTGTTAAGTTCAGCAATCTCAGTATCCAAGTCCATACGTCCTGATGAACGTACATATTGCATGATCTCTTTTACTTGATTGTCTGTCAGGTTGTAGCGTTTAGCAATTCTTGGTAAACCTTTCTCTGCCATCTCAGGCCATATATACAAAGACCTCATATTAAAAGCCATACCCGCCCCACGAGGACCGTGAGTAGGCGATACAGCCATAATAGAAGTAGTATGGTGCGCTTGAATAATTAATTGTTTAGGATTTAAAAATCCGAACTTAGACAAGAAACCTACTTTAAGCATAAAGTTAGTAGGATCGTTGAAGTTTAGCTCTTTGCCTGTACCTCTATATACAAAGTTAGCTACAGACTTGCCAAGGTTAATCATGGCGATTTCGTCTGCACGTTTAACACTCATACGGCGACGATCAATAGTCCATAACTCTTTCATACGAGTTACTTCTTTGCCTGATCCTGTAAACTGAGCACCCATAAACAAGTTATAGAAGTCATCTTCAGGTACGTTGCTAGGTAGTCGAATGCCTGATACGTTACGTGCTTTCTTGACCCACGCTGTCATAGCGTTTACAGTATATGCTCTGTAACTAAAGTCGTTGATAGCACCGTTGATACCAGATACGATGTTAGCAGTAGGATCGAAGTTAGTAGTTTTTACACCACCGAAGTGAGGTAGTACACTGTCACTACGGCGCATATCGTTTTCAATGAAGTTGCCTACAGACATTCCATTGAATACGTCATCATCACCATCTGCAGAGGATAGAGCTACGTTGCGTTCTTTCTTCTGAAGTTGTGATGCAGTGTTTAAGTCCCAGTTGTTTTCACGAGCAAACACTTCCAAGTCATCAAAGGTTTCGATAGATGGATTCCAAGAGTTATTCTCTTTGATGATGTCATCTATCTTAGAACTACCTCTGTTAGCAAGGATAGTGTTAATCTCATTGATAGCTTTTACAGCGTCTTCTTCAGTGAATGCAGATAACCAAGTCTTAATACGACCTCTGTTGTAATCACCTGCTACGACAAACCAGTTAGCGAATGGGTTAGTACGTGGACCACCTGCGTTGTAACCTAGTACATCTGATGGGTCTAGTGCATCAACAGACTTAGGACGTACAACATACTCTACACCCTCGTATGGTTTATCTAAACGCCATACACTTGTGTTAGGTTCTACGAACTCTTTATATGTAACCTGATTATCTACGATGTCTAGGATGCGTGAGTTCTCAGGTACAGATGCCTTAGTGCCTAGTTGCTTTGCAGGTACACGGAAACCATTAGGCATCTTAACAGCACGGTATCCTTTCTGGATGTACCGTTGCATGATGTTGCTTGACTGTAGAATGTACGCTGCGTCACTGATCTCTACAAGGGCAGCGTAAGCTTCCTTAACATTCTGTGTAGCTTCACGTCCTGTAAACTCTAGGTACTTGTTAGAGAAGTCCTCAATAGTGTACCATCCACGTTTAGCTGATTCTAATGGATTGTCACGAAGGTTACGTGTAATGAATGCTAGTGCTGCACGGTCAGTGTTGTTCAATGCTTCAATAGGTCTAGAAGCTTGTTGTACTAACTTACCGATAGCTGCAGCCGCACCCTCACCAAGCTGTGCGAGTTCTGTTGTGTTACGTAAACCACGCTCAGACGAACTACTCATAAAGCGTCCTACACCACCTAACACATCATTGATCATGTTACGAGCAGTGCTACGTTCAAGGGCCATTGCACCTTCAAAGATGTCATCAATACCCTTGATCTCTTTAGCTAGGTTTAGGTTCTCACGTAACTGGATTACGAAACCTTTACCCTCGTTCACAGGTACAAGTTCACCACCTGAACGCTTCGCTGCTTCTTTAGCACCCACTGATGGGTTGCCTTTAGATGTAGCTTTGTAGGGTTGACCGTCTGTTGCACGTCCGAACTGTACAGTAACATTGTAGTTACCTAGATCGTCACCAACATGACTTGCTTTGTAAATAGGGTTACCGAATGTTTTACCCATACGAGCTATTGACTCTGCAGCAAGACGTGTTACAGCAGCTTCAGGTAGAACCTTACCGATAGCGTTGTTCTTGTAGTAAGTCTGTATATCCTGTAGAAGTTTATTCTCTTGCAAGATACGAGACACACGAGACTCAGAGGGTAGACCATCATCTAAGTGTGGATTCAAAGACGCAGGACCAACATCGTTAGTAACTTCAGGGTCTAGACGTTTGTTTAGTGTGTCCTCTGCTACCTTTGCAGCTTCCTCTGGTCCTTGGTTAGCTGATACACGGCCTACAAGTGTACGGTTACGTGCAGTCTTAGTTGCTAGTTTTATAGAACTCTTTGCTACTTGACCTAGACCTGCAGCATCTAGTGCAGCGAATGCTTTAGTTAGTGCTTTCTCACCGAAAGTTCTGAAGCCATTATTGTTTACAATCTCTTGTAGTTGAGCTAAACGCCATGAGCTATCGTCACGTGGACCTTTACTCATATAGTCTTCAGCAAACCCAGTAAACCACTCACCGAACTCTTTAGGAGTCATAGTGATTTTATTCTGTAGTACTTCATTACCGAGAGATTCTAGTTCATCTTCAGAAAGCAACGTGTAAGGAGATGTAACAAACTCATGCAATGCCATAGAACCGAAGTCCAACACTGCATCAACAGCACCTGTCTCTTCTTGTGCGATATATGTATCTAGTACACCTTGAGCGATACGGTTGTTAGATGCAATACGTAAGTCAACAGGCTCTACCTCTGAGTCCTTTAGACCTAGTGCTTGTTCGTAGTAGTACTGTTGAGTCTCTAGGAAGTCTAGCTCTTTCTCTCTGTACTTATCAATGTTCTCTTGGAACTGTACAGGATCAACGTCTAGGTATTCTAAGCGATCTACAGCATACGTTTCAAGAGGACGGTTCTGATCTAAGAAGTCCTGCTTGGCTAGTTTAACATCCGTATGAGGCTTACCTGTGGTTAGGATAACTTCATCTTGTTCTTGGTCTGTCTTGATAGACGTGTCTTGTTGTTCTTGAGATTCAAACTCATCAAGGAAATGATGGGTATCCTCTTCAATGAACGTAAGATTTAAGTTTTCCATTTAGGTTTCCCTTAGAATATTCCTGCGCCCACTTGGAATGCAGTACTTGCAATACCCATCATGCTAGATGCACGGCTCTGATACAATCCTGCTTGTGATAGAGCTAGTTGTTGCTGTCCTTGTAGGACGTTAGCCTTACCATATAGTGCATTGATCTGACTTTGAAGCTCTGCAGATTGTTGGTTGGCTTGTGTAATCTGTTGAGATAGACCAGACTGTTGTGTAGAGTAACCAAGAGCAGCAGACAAGTTAGAGCCGATAGACGCAGCACCGCCAGATACGGCAGATGAACCTGCAGCCCCTGCAGCCTGTGCGATATTCTGTTGACGTGCTCGTGCAATCTGAGCTTGTCGGATAGCACTTCGTCGTTGCCTACGTACAGCTAATCTATCTTGTTCTGCTTGCTTCTGTATAATCTCTTTCTGAACACCTATCTGTGCCGTAGATACCTGAGTTACTTCTTCTTGAATCTCTGTTATCTGTTCACCTACAGTCTCAGCTTGTGTCTGTGCGGCCTCTGCTGCAGCAATGTTCTTATCTATCTTGCTACCTACAACACCACCTATAATAGCACCACCTACAACAGCCGCAGCTACGCTTGTGATACCTATCGCAGCACCTACAGCACTTGTAGCGACAGCAGCACCTGCAAGACCACCTACAACAGCACCAATCGCAGTAAATACAGCCATATCATAATTCCTTTATATATGCAGTTTCTATTGGCTTGAAGCCTTTACGTTTAAATAGAATACCTGCCTTACCATCAAGTACTACATCAAGAGCAGATAGTCTTGCGTAGTTACAGCCTTTTTGTTTAGCCCATTCAACGTAACCATCAATGAGTTTAGGAGCAGTCTTACCGTTTCTATGTCCAGGTTCTAACCACAACATTAACTCTTGTGATACTACGAGATCATTGATAGGTAGTTCAGTTATTACTCCTGCAATAGCACCCACGATCTCTTTGTTAAAACAAGCAACCTTTACTATACCTGCATCACTATCTATTAGTTGTTGTAGTGTAGTAGCTACTTTATTAGGATTGATTGTATTCAAAGCAGGGTGGTTAGTTTCTTTAGAGAATAGCTTTGCTGCAATCGTTATATCTAAGATGTCGCTATGGTTAGCGTCACGTATTGTATAAGACATGAAGTCTCCTAAGTTAGTGTGTTTGGTTAACTCCACCAAGAACTGAGTATCCAAGTAGAACGAAGTCCTTACCTTGTTCGCTTTCGAACTTGATACGCATTGATCGACCACGACCACGTACTTTCATTCGAGTAGTGATTACTGTTTCAGGGTAATCAAAGTCTAGAAGGTTATTAGCATTTACAACAGGCATAGACTTAAATCTGTAGGCTTGTTGTGCAGTACTAGAACTACTGTTCTTGAAGTCCCAGAATGCAGACACTAACATAGATGATGGTTTATCTGGTGCATATCCATCTGTCTCATTACCTTCCCATGCAGTCTCAGTTAGTCGCATGTAAGTTGTAATGTAGGGAGCAGTCTTCTTCAAGAGTAGGTCACCCATAAAGTCATAACCTGCTTCAGCAAAAGAACTATAGTTTGTAGTACCCCAATCTAAGAAGTCTTCTCCTGTGAAGGAACCCATAGTCATCTTATCTGTAGCACCATCACGAATGATCAAGATGATTGCAGGGGAACCTGTAGTTGCTAAGTTCTGAATAGAGACAACATCATCTCCTGCAGAAGTTATAACGTCATCACCTGCGCTAGTTACAACATCAAGTGTAGACGCTGCAGCACCGAAGCCAGAGAAGAACTCAATACCAATGATGGCATCTGTATCTCCTGCTTCGTCTTCAACATACCAAGGATAGAATGCTTTCAAAGGTACATCAAGAACTAGAATGTTATTTACTTTAGACTCTACTGTTTCACCATCATCAGGCCATGCCCAGTAAGCACGTTTGTTTACAGGATCAAAGATAGATGTAAGTTTATTCTTAGAGTCGTTAGGGATACGATCCCAGTAAGCTTGGATAGTAGAGATAGTTAAGTTGCTTTCTACAGGACGACCACTTGTTGAGTCGAATTGCAATGTGTGAATACCATTCTTACTCCACCAGATAGGCGATCCATCAGCAATAACAAAGCTACCCTGACTAACAATACCTACGTCTGTGATCTTCTTAACTGCGAATGCTGTAGGAGCAAAGACACCATCAATACCTTCGATACGCCATACACCGTTATCAGCAAAGACATACAAACTAGCATCAATAACGTAGAGTACTTTAATACCAACAGCTCCTGCTATTCGGATTGTACCGCCATCAGTATCAAGAACGTCACTGATCTGTTCTGATGTAGGATCGTTCTGTTGTAGGCATTCACCTAGCTGATAGAAGTCATCAATCAACTGACTAAATAAAATGATGTCTGTGTTCTTAGAACTATTTAGACCTGCATAAAATGCACGACCTGCAAAAGTAGCTACTGCTTTAAATCTACTACCTTCAGTCTCTGTAGTAAGTCCTGAGATACCTGATACAGTAGCACGATCTTTACTGAAGAAGTCTAGAATGAAGTGACCGTTACCTGTAAGACTGTTACCAGTATAAATCTCTGCCCACTCAGCCGCATCGAATGCACCTGAAGCATCCTTACCTGCATACCAAGGGTGTGTTAGGGGTGGGTGTTTACTAGAGTTTGCAGTCTGATACGAACTTAGTGCAGTGTCACCATTAGGGGCTACCCACCCTGCGTTTTGTGTATCGTACTTACGTTCATCTGAAGGACTTGCTTTAGATTCATCATACTCTGTAGTGTCACCTTGCCAATCAAAGTCACGTACACGGAAATCAATCTGAGTAACTGTAAGTGTTTCTGCTACGTTATCACGTTCAATGTAGATTGGATTAATAGCTTCTGATACTACAATCAATGCACCTTTTAAAGATGTAAAGGTACACTTAGCTTGTGATGCTCCAACACTACCTGCTACTTCATAACTAAGTAGATTTACTGTAGCTGTTTCAATGTTAGCTGAGAAAGGAATGCCAGACTTATTATAAAAGTGTAGAGTAGAACCATTCTGGAATACTAGAAACTCTAGACCTGACTGCCCACCTACATTGTACCACGCACCTGTTGTAGTGATAGCATCATCTGCTACAGTAAAACTAGATAGTTCGAAGTTAGTTTCTTTAGCTGCACCTTTACGTCTACGGCGAGAACCGTCACGACGAAGGTCACAGTTTAGTTCATCTACTGATGCATCTGGTGGAAAGGTAAGTTCACCTGCCTCAGTAATCAAACCTTTAATAAAGGTGTTAACTACTCTTTGCGTTAGACTCTGTGGCATTTCGTTTCTTACGCTCCTCGTAGTCCTTACCGAAAGCCTCTCTGCGAACAGCCTTAGAAGGAGTAATATTATTTAGGTATACTTGTATAGCTTTCTTAGCGTTATCTAGAGATGTGTACTTTCCACTTAAATCGCCTGGAACCTTGCCTTTTTCTACATGGACCTCGAAGAATATAAAGCCATCTGGTGATTTTCTTACGTGGATCGGAGTGCTTAGTTTTTCGGGACATACGGCCTTCAGTGTTTTGTTGTTGTAATCAATCTCGAACTCAACGTCTACCATAGTACGGCCTTTTATTTTCTTTCTTCACTCGATACATATCACTCTGCATATATGACTTCTGTCTACGTGCAGCCTGTTCTATCTTCTGGTCTACACCACTCTTAAACAACGAGAAGCATGTAGATTTAGATTCAGCAAGCAAGTATGGGAACAGTACTTCATCTAAGTCTGGGGTGAAGTTGTCACTGATTGTGAATGTAGGAATCTTATGACCTAGTGCCTGTGTTTTACTTTCAGATAGAATCTGATCTGTGTCACTCTTGTAGGAGTCCATCACGATATGCAGATCATCGAAGGATGTATAGTAAGTAGGCATCTGATCATTACGAATAAGTAATGGTGTGTTACCGTTCACATCGTAGACTGTATCTATGTTAGCACCATCCTGATGCAATGTTAAGAACAACAGAGGTTCTATGTACTGTATCTCTCTAAACTCTATATCACTATCAGTGCTTACGTTATAACGAATGAAGTCTATGCGTTTTACAGAGTCAGGTACTTGAAAGTGTGTCGGACGTGCTGAACTAGACAGACTTACAAGTTTAACTAATTCTTGGTGTTCAGGTATCATACGTGTAGATACCATGTTGTAGTAAACATCACGTACTACAGATGCTATTTGTTCAGCTTCTATAGAATCACTGATGCTGTTTACATCTTCGGAATCCATATCCGATAAAATGTTCTGTACTATTTGTAGGAGTGTTCTTTTCATTATACTGGTAAACCTTTTATTGACCAGAAAATAGATGCGTATTTAACGTCACCTGCAGTACTAATTTTAGAATATATTTCTATGTAATCATTAGTCGATAAAGTACTGTTACCAAGTAAAGAAACTGAACCCCAAGTACCTGAACTAATAGTTCTAATTACATGAGCACCTGTTAGTGCAGAACCGTTTTTATAAATCTTCCACTCTACATCATGTGATGTTCCTGTTGCCTGTGAGGTAGAAATAGAAATATGCATGTTAGTTGTTATATCTCTAGTTCCTGTATAAGTTAACCTAGCATTAGGTGTGTTAGTTATAGTGAAACCATCAGTACTTGATGTGCTTAATGTAGGGTTTATAACTGTAAATGAAGTTGTAGCTGCATGAGTATATGCAGGTGTAGTAGCATCAAAAGCTAAATAAGCATCTACATGTCGGTGCGCAGATGTCCAAGTTCCTGACCCTGATCCGTTTGCTAAGTATACATCTCCTGAACTAGCAGTAGATGCCCCTTTAGGCTCATGGAGATAAGGGTCTGTAAGTGCTGAGTGGTTTACGTTTGCCATTTAATTGTTTCTCCTAGAGCGTAAGAGGTAGCCCCCGAAGGGACTACCAGTTAGATATTAAGCAATCTTTTTGTATTCGATTACTACTTTACCTGTACCTGCAGTAAATGCCGCTGTGCCGTAAATAGCAGCAACGTGTGCATCTGCAGTCAGGTAACCTGTGGCTGCTGTTTGAGCACCGTCACAACGTACAACGTCATTGTCTGCATCAATAGCTGTAAGAGCGATTGTTTGATCAATACCGTCTGCGTCGATGGCATCGCCATTTGCTGCATAAGTACCGATTGACAATGTAGCACTACCACCTGATGTAGCTGCTGAAGTCATTACCAAGGTTGCACCCAAGATAATAGAACCTGCAGGAATAACTGCATCATTAGGATCAATAGTTACTGTTGTACCTAGTGCTGTGAAGTCATCAATATCAAGAACAAAAGACTGGATACCTTCATCAGTACCTGTGTCTTGTGCTGTACCTTGATCAGCATTAGTTAAGACTCGAAGTCCATCTGCGTTAGTGTAAGACATAAATCTATCTCCCTATCTCTAATTATACGTTAGTTTTCGAGATAACACGAACCATGTTCTCTGGACGGTACAACTTAACACCGTAACGAGCAGTTGTAACAAACTCATCACGTTGGTAATCTTTGTTGTATTCGTAATCCACCTCTGGCATCTGACGCCATGCACCCACGAATGGGTTAGCAGAAGCATCTGCAGAGAAGAACAAGTTAGCTTTACCGTTATCTGTTGAGAAGTCAACATCAGCATCTGCAGAAGTGTCTAGTGCAGTGTCTGTAACATCAGCTAGATAGTTAGATGTATATACGTCGAAACCATATACGTTAGCAACAAACTGCATACCTGTTGCGATACCGTCACGAACGATACCTTCCCAACGTGGGTTGTTTGCAACTGATACAAGGTCAGACAATGTATTCAGTGTGTACTCAACTGATGGGTCAACAATCGCAACCAAGTTACGATCAGGTACATTTGCTTTCTTAAGAGCGTGACGAGCACGAGCAAAGTCATCAACAGTGATAACTGCGCCTGAACCACCCGCTGCCCAACGGTGTTCAACACCATCAATAGCTTCGTTTGAGTTAGCTGTTACGCCTGACTCTGGTGTAGCAAATGTTGTTGCTTCGAAGTGAGCCATGATAGCACGTTCTTGTTCTGGTACGAAACGAGAAACTAGCTCGTTCATGTAGAACATATCTTGCTTGGCTTTCTTAGTGATATAAGTAGCTGATGATAGATACTTATCAACAGTGAATGTGAACTCACCTGTATCTAGTGGACGGTATTGAACCGCTGTATCTTCAGCATAGTTATCCACTTGTGCTTGACCGATAGATGGGATGTGGAATGTGTCGCCATCAGGGAAACCCTCTAGCATACGCACATAACGCTGTGCCATCATCTCGTCACGTAGAATCTCTTTTAGCTCACCAGACCATACGTCACTGCGAGTTAAGAGAGATACGTTAGAAGTAGTCATAGACATACTCTATCTCCTTATTTAAAGTTGTTGATTAAAGTCCGAACTTACTACCAAGGCGTTGACGGTCTTCCATCATTTGTTGTTGTACCTTTGGTGTGTAGTATAAGTTACGGTTCTCACGGCGAAGCTTCTGATAGTAATTAAAATCACGCTCACCGCCAGTTGTTGTCCCTACAGACTCTGTGCGAACTGACCCTTGAGTTATAGGCTTAAAGGTTTGTTGCTTCTCTCCTAGCAAAGCAAAGAAAGCAGAGGGAGATTCAGATGCAAGTTCCTGCATACGGTCCATACTAATTCCAAGTTCTTGCGACTTGTTAACGAGTACGTTACGTGCTTCTGTTCCGTAGATTTCTTCAAGTGTTACATCTACCTGACGAATGTTCTCCTGAACAGTAGCTTGCTTCTCACGTTCTGTAAGAGTTTTTTCAACAAGGCTTTTTAAATCATCTTCACTCACTGCGAGGTTGGTGTTACCTTCAGTATCCGTGCCACCGTTATTATAGTTATTGGACTCTAGAGGATTTTCGTTGGTGGGTGCCGAAGCCTTTGTCTCTAGTTGTTGCAATAACTGGGCCGCATAGTCTTGCTTAGATAAATCTTCTCGCATATTTGCAAGTTGATCCTCAAGGTTCTTGATATAGGCATCAGCCTCAAGTTTACCTTTAGCAAGTACTTCTGGGTCTTTCCAATTATCACCACGTGTCTCTACGAGTTTCTGCAAGTAAGATTCCTGTGGTGAGGTTTCTTGTTGCGTAGTCTCGGTTTGTGTCTGAGTCTCCTGTGGTTGGGTGGCTACAGACTTGTCTTCATCAAAAACTGACATTATTCTTTATGATCCTTACGGTTGAGGTCTATTAGTCTTAGCAGATCATCTAGAGCAGCATTGTACTCATTCACTGCTATTTGTTTTTCAGCCCATCCTGGGCCGTAGTCACGAACAGATTCTTTCTTGTATAGAGTCTGTTCGATAACATCTTGCAAGTCATCAAAGGCATTTCTGTAGTACAGTACTTCTTCGATGCGCTTGGCTTTTTCCTCACCCCTTAGACCTTTTGTCCAAGCTGAGTGCATTACTTTTTCTTAACCATATTCATAAGCATAGAAGAAGCTTTTTTCTTTTGTTTAGATGCTCTACTAGTGCTGTTATTTCCAATCGTATTGTCGTTTGTCATCTTACGTCCAATACGCTTTGATGCACGGTTTTGTGCTTGCTTTTGTTTCTTGTACGGTTGTCCTTTTGCGGGCATGATAAACTCCTTATAGTCCCATCTCTGATGCTTCCATTAGTCTCTCTTCGTTTGCAGCTTGTAGGTCTTGAACTTTAGATTGTGTTTCCATTTGTTCATCTATTGCAACATTATCTGCAAACAAGGTTGGTTCACCAAGTTCATAGGCAATGATACGAGCTAGTTCTTTACCTGACAAGTGCGGTGCAACAGTAGGGTCTTGTGCCTTGACTGCAGCCATCTGGATTAGATTCTGTAGTCTACGAGCACGTTCAGCAAAGTGTCTTGCTCCTACTGGTACAATCTTACCGCTAGACGTAATGTCTTCACGAGTAATATCTAGGAACTTCATAAAGCCCTGATCTTCATCTAGTACACGAATAGTATCTGATCTGTTCATGTATCGACGTGCATTCTCAAGCATAGTATTCAAGATAGGTTCAATGAATGTACGCTCGAAGTGTGCAGCCTTGTGTTCAAAGATACGAGATGCAGAGTTCTGTAGTGTCTGTACTTCGAATGCAGTCTTCTCACCTGGGGTACGGATACCCATAGCTTGACGAGGAGCACCTGCCATCTCTTCCATCTTGTTCTCTAGGACTTGAATCTGTAGGTCTGCGTTTAGTGCAGTAGCATCAGGAGCCATGTAACCTACATCACCTTCTTCACCCATGTATATACGAGCACCAGGTTCGAAGTCGAAGTCTTCTACGTCACCTTTGACTTTCAAGATAGGGTAAGCGATCTGATCAAACACATCTGCTTTCAAGTTCTCTAGGTGATCAATGCGGTACTGCATACCTACAAGATTATCTAGTGGACCCATTGCGTATAGGTTGTCAGGACGGTTACGCCATCCACTATGGAATATAGGAGCCTTGCCCATCCATGATGGATTCTCTTGGTTGTCTAGTACGTGAGCACGGTCTACAATAGTAATCACACGATCTGACATTAGCTCACCTGACATCTGATCGTAGATGTCTCCGTAGAATGTCATAATCTCTACGTAGTCTGATTCGTAGTACTGCTCAATGCTAGTGAAGCCATCAGCAATAAAACCTTCAGCCTTATCGAAGTGACCGTCTGTGCCTCGTACATTTTTACGAGCAGACATCATCTTCTCGAACACACCCTGTAAGTATTCGTTGTTAGGGTCTGAGTCGATCATACGCTTAATCTCACCAAGAGACTTGATGCTCTTAATGATCTTAGGTGAGTCTTCAAATGATGATGCTGTTGGATTAAAACAGATGTCGTATGGTGAGATACGAACAAGCTTCGGTCCTACATACTTAGGAATGTATTCGCCTGTTTCCTTTGTAGTAAAACCATCGTGCCACTCAACCATACCGAAGCAGTTACCGTACAGAATCCAATCCTGAATAATGTCAGAGACTGTAGTAACGAAACCTGACTGAGATACTTTGTTATCCATGTAGGATTGAATGATCTCACGTTTCTCTTTACGTGCTGAGTCACGAGTGTCTGCTTCCCACTTCATCCACTTCTGTTGTGGAAACAACGTAGCGAAGTAGTTAGCGTGTAGGTTATCTGCAATCTGTGTAATCTTAGGAGTAGTCGTTGTATTAGACCAAGGAAGGATTGCGTTAGCAGTAGTAGTCGTATCTGTAGCGTATACGTAGTTACGTAACTCCTTAGTACCTTCCATCCAAGAGTTACGTAGCTGATGCCACAGTCTCCACTTATCTGCAATGTCTACAGCAAGGTTATCTGGATCAATAAGATTTTCAATATCAATAGTGTTCATTACCTACTCCCTGCTCTGAAACGGCTATTCGCCCAGACAATATTGCTATCACGTTTCCTGTTAAGGTTACGAGTTGGACGCACAGCCATATCTACGGCAGATGCTAGAGCGTCGATAACGTCATCGTGCGGTGGGTTCCTACTAGATAGTTCATCCTCTAGGTACTGTGTGTTACCACCTCTGTAGTGCCACATCTGAAGGTTGTCATATCTAGGTTCTAGAACTGCAGCAATACGCTCTTGTTTATTACCTTGTTGTTTGTTAGGTCTGAACTCGTCAATGCTTAGTGCTAGACCGTGTTCTTTAATTAACTCTTTTAGTTGTTTCACGATAGCCATCTGTGCAACAGTAACCTCTGCACGTAGCTTACGGAAGGACCACTTACTGTGCATATCAAAGATGTGATCGAAGTACTCTGATATACGTTCTGTTCTGAACCTGTCGATGTCTAGAACGTAAACATTATTATCTGCATCTACTCCTACAAGAACTAGGGCAGTGTAGTCAGCTTTTGCTCTCATACTAAACGCAAAGTCAATAGCAGCGAATAGATTAAGTTTATTATCTTTGTAGAACCAGAAGCCATTATCTAGATGCAAGTGCTTCCTGTCGAAGTATTGTATCTTGTCTCTACTTACAGGTACGTTATCTGGATCACTAGGATCGTTGTAGTACTGTGCTCTGAACTGACCTTTGTCGAGATACTTACCACGTTTCTTAGCGAGTGTAGCTATATCGAACCCGAACCACTTACCATCTTTACGTTGTTGTTTAGGCCATAAGAACTCACCAGTACCGTCACCACGATTCTCTACAGGCTTCTCTAGAATCTCGTATATCTGATCCTCACCTGTCTGTTCACCCTGATCATCATAGAGAACTTCTTTCATCTCCATCAGATCATTGTACAAGTCCTTGCTGTGGTAGCGTGTGCCTACTACCCACTCCCTAGCATCAGCACCTTCGATAGACGACAGTAAAGAGTACTGACTTGCTACCTTGTTACGGCCCTCTAGGGTAAGAGCATTCTCAGCTACAACTACGTCATCAAGTACAGCAATGTCACAGTGTAAACCTGTCAGTGATGTAGTCAAGCCACCTGTAAAGATACTAGGGTCACGGACGTTCTCTTGCTTACGTAGTGGGTGGTCTAAGCTAATCTCTGAGTTAGTCCACCGTGTACGTTTACCCTCTTCAGCGTGGATGTGTTCAGGCCAGTAACGTCTATAGATTTCTGAGGTAAGAATACCTTTAATGAAACTAAGTTGTTTCTCAGCGAGGTTTGCTGTAGCAGAGATATACAGGATACGTAGTGTAGGGTCTTTAGTTAGTTCCCATGCTACCCTGTAAGCAACTAGCCGTGACTTGCCATGATCCCGTGGAAAGAGAAGAAGCTGATAGTTACGTGCATCCTCTCTTGTCCACCATTCTATGACTTCTTTATGGCAATCCCCTAAGACCTGTTGTGGGGCAACTAACTGAATAAAGAACTCTAGATCATTCTCAGCCGCTTGCCGTATCTGGTCTGTTGCTTGAGCGAATGACGCTTGCTTTGCCATGTTATGTCCTTACGGTTCTACAGGCCAGTCCTCGTCTGCTAGGTTAGGCCATGCGTCTAGGTCAGTTAGGTCACGTAGTTCCTGACGATACGTAGCCCATGCAGTCTTAGCTTCATTCGTAAGTGGACTGTCATTCATCTGCGTCCAATCAGTATCAGCTAGTAGCTTATCACGAGTAGTACGATGACCTTCAGCAACCTTGGCATCTAGTGTAGCCTGGTAAGCAGCCTCATGCTCTGCCTTGGTTGTCGTAACGCCATCCTCATCAGTGGTGTCTTGGAACATGTCACGAGCAACATACTTTTCTACCCAGTTGCCGTTGGCATCTTGGACAACACCATCACGCACAGACACCTGATAGTCGCCTACGGTAGCCGCTGGGCTGCGTAGCACTGGGTCTAGGTCTAGTGCGTCTAGGGTTGCTGCTTTCCATACACGAGGTAGGGACATGTTGGCGAACTCATTGCGCCACTGCCCTTGGGTCTTTACGACACCTGTTGTTCTGTTTCTGTATTCACTCATAACTGATTGATCCTTTCATATGAGTTTGATTATTGCTCAAGCCACGGCATAGAAGATGTAGGTTACACCACTAGCATTGTAGTTGCCTAGATTGTTAGTAATGTTAAA